CCCGAAGACCTCTTCGCCGGTTCCGAAAGTAGCGTCAAACTCCCGTCTCGCTCCGTCGAGTACGGCTTCCAGGGTTTCAAGTTCTGAGCGTGGGCCTTGAAAAATGACGTTGCTCAAAAAAATATCTTCACTTGCACCACGATCCGCACCTCTATAGTTCCCGTTGCTCAAAGCCTGCCACTTAATAGCTGGCTGAGTGTCTGGTCTATATCCGTAAATCGTGTAAACGTTTGATCCGTCCCAAATCATAATTAAGTCACTAAAAGAGCGTCCTTTTCGTTTAATACGTCAGATAATTCGCGGATCCGTTCTTGCATTGTCCGGTTGACGGTTTCGCCGATTGACTCCGCCGTTCCGCCTGGTGCATTTATGTTAATATCGCCAAAACTAATATTGCTTTGTCCGGCCCCGCTCCGCCCGTTTGCTAGTGCTAAAATATTCCTTTGTTGTCCGGCGTTTAATATCATTTCGCCACGGTTTACAAGTGCGGTTGTTCTGTCGCCTTGAACAGATCCTTCGCCTACGAAACCACCTCCGGCGAATTTTTGGGAACTAATTGCGGCGACCTGTACGGCTCCGGCCGCTGCTGCGGTTGCCGCTGATATTAAACCTAAAGGAATAAATGGTTGCGTTGCCAGTGCTGAGGTTACGGCTTGAGCTGTGTTTATTATTGCGGAAATCAGAGAGTATTTTTTCTGCTTCTCGAAACCTTTTTTTCTTATCGCGTCGATCTGTTCTTCACTTTTCCCCGCTGCTTTTGCTGCCTTGACGTCGTTGTCGGTTCTTACTTTTGCCAAACCTCCCAAAGCCCCAACGAGACTAGAAATCGACGACATGGAAACATCGGCTAACCTCAAGCGCGAATTAATCAACTCTTGATCATCGGCGCGAATTTTTGCGGTCATTTGCGCGTTTGCCTCCGCCGCATCTTCCCACCGTTTTAATTGATCCTGGTGTGCCTTTTCCTTTGTAATTTCCCGTTGAACCATTATTTTATTGGCCCTCGCATCTCCCTCGTCTGGGCCTAAAATTGGGCCTAATATTTCCGGTGCTTTCGGTTTTGTGTCTTCGGCTGTCGTTACTGCTTTTAATTCTTTTGTTTTTGCGATTGCCAAATCTAAAGAGTGAATCAAAGCGTTTCTACTTTCCTCTGTTGCTCCGAAACCTTCTCCCCTTAAATCCTGAACAATTTTTTGTTGATCTTTCAATCGGTTATTGGCCGCAAGAATGATCCGCTCTAGCTTTTTTGTTTCTTTCCAAGTCTCGGCTTTTCGCCATTGGTCTTGTGTTTCTGCAATTCCCTTATTTAGATTGTTAATTCCAATAAGAGCTTGTCTTAATTTCTTGTTTTCGTCGTCACTGAGAATCCCGTCTTTACCTTTGAATTTTTCGGCCTGTTTGTCTACGGCTTTTATTGCCAATTCTACACCAATTAAAAGTGCGGTCATTCCGGCTAAAACTGGATTGATTGCTATTAATTTTTGAGAAAATGCCACTATTGCGCCCGCGATTACTGCGAGCTGTTTGGCGGCGAAAACGATTAGAAAGTCCCGCCCAATCCTTAAAACAACGTCGAGATTGCTTCCGATTTTGATTAGAGCTTGACCCCACTTTTCAAAAACTCCCGATTCGATAGCTTTATTTAGACTGTTGACAACCTTTCCCATAACGTCGCGTAATTTGTCCCATAGTCCAGAGTCTAATATTTGCCGGATCACGGCTTGCAATTGATCTTTGATTGTACTCGTTAAGCCGGTCACGGTCTTTGAAAGTTTTTCCATTCCGCCCTTGGATCTTTCGAGTGTCTGCTCCAAAACCGTCCAGGCTTCTTTTCCCTTTCCGGCCTGTTGTAGTGCTTCGATCTTTCCTCTGACTTCCGCCGAAACGATTCCCAATTCTGTAAGCCTCGCCATAGCTTCACCGACTGGCCTGTTCGCCTGTAATCCGGCATAAGCGCGACCGACCCACATTGCCAATTCTTCAAAACTTCCGCCCGAAGCGGCGGCCGCATCGCCAACCGTCCGGAGCGCGTCACCGGTAGATAATGCGCCGGCCGTGAGTACTTCCAATAGTCTTGAAGCCTTGGCAACTTCGGCAAGCTGAAACGGCGTCGTTTGAGCGAATAAGGCGAGTTCTTCCATTCGCTTTTTTGCCTTTTCCGCCGATCCGAGTAAAACCTCGAATTGTACTGAAAGATCCTCGACTTCCGATCCGGCCTTAATAAAGGAACGAACCAAAACGCCGGTTGCTAAAGCGGCCACGGCTCCAATCGCTAATTTCATTCCGCCAAAACTCTTTTTCATCTTGTCGGCGGTTTTCTCGCTTTGCTTTTCTACACTTTTTAAGCCTTGGCGAATCTGCTTATTGTTCTTGCCTATATCCTTTGAAATTTTGTTATAGGCTTTTGTGACTCGGTTTTTGACCGATAATTCGACTTCGACTTTACGACCCGGCATTTTTCCCCTTTAGCATTGACGCCATATTCTCGATCTCTCGCGCCTTGTCCGTTTTCGACTCTTCTTTGTTTTTGATTGTCGCATTGTTTACAATATCCATAAATTCGACCGCTCGCACAAATTTAACTGACTGTTTTTCTAAACCGTCGGCAATTGGGAATATACTATAATTTTTAAGCCATTTATACGCAGAAAACAAGTGAAAACCGTCATTACTGACAAAATCTAAAGGTTTTACAGTAATCCGCTTGAATCCACGACCGGCGCAAACTTGACAACCTACGCCGTGACATTCGACGCAATACAACTGCCAGGAATCAGAATCGGGATCAATATTTCCGTTCAAAATTCCTGACAGGATTATTAGTTTTTTCTTTCTTCTCCTGTTAATTCGCCACCCTCTTTTATAGCATCTGATAGCTCTGTCCGGGCTGTTTTCGGGATCGCTGATAGGCAATCGGATCTCCACGGCCTTACTCCGCCTTTGAGTTTTTTCGCCCTTTCGTCCCGTTTGAGTTCGACCTCTTTTCCGTCTACGTCTAAGTTTCTGACATCTTTTAGGCCATAATGTAAAGCCAATAGAGCGGTTGAACCGATAGAAACCTGATAACCGTCGTCGGTTACTCGTCCGAGTTGGTCGTCTAGATCGGCCTCTTGCTCAATCGTCAAGTGTGCTAACTTGAAAACAGTCTGGTCTTTTTTGGGTAATTTACGATCATCTTTACAGATATAATCGAAAGTGTCTTTTGGTGATACGCCTTTCATTTTTGATCCTTTCTTTCTGTGGTTTCTATGGTTTTGCAAATCGCCGCTCTGTCTTTTAAATAATTCCCAGGTGAATTATAAATATCTTCGGCGGCTTTTCTGTTTGGGAATAAAGGCGAAACAATAATTTCGCTGTGCGTATTGATTATAAAATATTGTTCCATAAGCCTTTAGAGTGAATATAAATCAATAAATGCCAAACGGGCAACAAAAAAGCCCGGAACGGATGTCCGGGCCATTCTGCCATTTGATAGAAAGGCAAACCGTCAAATGAAAAGTAGCTCGATTTCGTCGTCCGTGTCTGTCAGATTTCCAGTGCAAAGTGCTTCCAAAGCGATCCCAACAATGCCGTCTTGGTCTTCGATTGGTAAAGCTGAAAACTCCAATTCGTCGGCCATAAAATAAAATTGTTTGCCAACTGTGCCACCAATATGTAATGAAAGACTCGTTTTCGTTCCGGCGTCAAGCTTGGCGAAAAAGTCGAAAGTCGCGGCGAGTTCCATCTCTAAATTAATAGTGACTTTTGGCTCTCTTGCTGTGATCCTTGCGGCTTCGTACCCTGTCCCGTCGGTAGCGTTTCCGTTCTCTCTGAGCGCGACGGTGTTTCCCATATCAAACGAAAAGTTTCTGAAAACTGGAGTAAAAGAACCGGCTAGCGTCAATTCCGCATCTTTCATTATTGGCGGATCTTCGTTGTCGCGTGTTATTGTAGTCATGGCCTTGTCGCCGTTTGTCAATTTCGCGCCTTGAAACTCGAAATTATTGAAACCTTGACGATTGGCGGCGGCCTCGATCGTGAGATTAGCCATTGACGATCTTGCACTCCACGCGTAACCGTCTTGTTGCAATTCTAGCGTTGCGGCCTCTTGGTTGTTGGAAATTGGCTTGATATGATAACCATAAACAGCGGGCGACCCTGACGTTGTCGCTGTGGCTCCTGACGTTCCGCCGGTTATTAATTCGGTTGTCAGTATAGGCAAGACCGAAGTCGCCTCAAAATAGACATAACCCGCGCCTGTGACTTCGGCTTTTAAAACTCGACCAGTTCCGCCTCCGGCTCCGGTGATTGTTTCGCCCCTCTGAAAAGGCCCGCTTGTTATTGCGCCAATTGCCACGCGAGAAGATCCCAGAACTTCAAGACCTGACGCGTTATAGGCCCACTGAACGTCTATATTTTCTTGTATGTCAGCTACTGCGGGAGAGTCTGTCGCCTCGTCGTCTGTTGCGTCGTCACGGTCACGATTGACAACGTCGACATAGTCAGATCCCACGGTTTCAATTAAGAAAGTTCCAGAGTTTGAAAGGTTAGTCGCATAATTCACGGTCAAATAATCGCCGGCAACTATAGAGGTCAGAGTCGGAGAGCCATTGAATGAATATCGGATTAAATTTCCGCTTTGCCAATCAATTGTATCAACGTCAAGACCGGCCAAAACTGAAAAAGTGTCCGGTGTGTTGATCTCGGATTGAAACGAAATATTTGTTCCCTTGGTACTTTCCAGATTTCCAATAGGCGTTAAACTGGCTCTTGCCAAATTGCGCGGTTCTCTTGGCGCGTTGTATTCGGCTGTTGCGCCTACCGTGATCCGGCCCTTTCCGTCGTCCGCCGTCAAAACTTCCGAAGTTCCGCAAGTTGACTCGACTCGTCCGAGTATCTGTTGTTTTCTGCTAAGTAGTGGATCGCAAGTTGTCATAATGTTAAACCTCCGTTTATGTTGTGCTGCTTGGGTTTGTCTTTAAAACTCTGTATTCTATCGTAAAAAGGATATCCACGGAACCAGGACGCGCCCGAACATTCGTATATTGGCGACTGCTTCCGAGATAGTCGGCAACAATCATTCCTTTAGTCCTTAGATTGGCGTGATCCGCCTCCAACAAACGTTTAAAATCCTCAATAACCCGATCCAATGCTTTGTCGACCGGTGAAACCGTGTTATCGACCGTGACTTGGAAGGTGATTTCGGAATCCGACGTATAAGAGTTTATAGTCTCGCCGTCGGGATCTCTGTTCGTTTCTTCTGGCAATAAAACCATTACGTTTGGATATGTTTTCGTCGTGTGATTATAATCATTTGTGCGAGTATAATTCGAGTTATAGCCGCCGACTATGGTCATAGCGTTAATTGCCGTGATTATCTCGTTTATTATGTCGGTGTAAATAGTAGGCATTTTCTTTTATTCGTGTTCTGGGGCCGTAAAGGCGAAAGTAATCTCGTAAACCCATTTCCCGCCGTCCTCGGCGACAAACCGGTCATTAATAGGCCATAAAATCGACGCGTCCGACTGATTGGTTATCGTATATCCTGAAAGCTTAGAACGTACCGACTCAATGAGAGTGTAGACGCCTTGGTGTCCTTTTTTCAGCTTTAAACTTCTTTGAATGACAGTAACAATCCATTCAAAAGTTCGCGTTTGTGTTAAAAATTTCTGGTTGTTGGCTTCCGGCGGGTTGGTGTAATTACTGCCGTTATACCGAACTAATAAAGATCCGTTTGGATGTAAATGATTAAACTCCGTCGGGTTATCCGGCCATGATCGGACGTCTACGTTTGTGATCTCTGATAATTTTGTAATGAGATCATTTTCTACTGTAGTTAAATCCATTAGGTATCAAGTCCATCATTCGGGCCGAAGAATCTGTCAAGGCGTCCGGTCTTTTCGCTTGTAGTCTTAAAAATTGGTTGGCTTATACTTTTCTTTAAAACGTAAAAATTAGCTTGATTGGCGTCTGAGTCGGCGTCGTCGATTAAAATTTTGTTGTCCCTTAATGCCCTAAGCTCCGTATTTACTAACGCTATATCCTCTTTTATTGCGTCTGGTACTTGCAGATCGACGCGCCTTTTATAAAGGTTGAGAATAGCCAGAGAAACCGACCAACGACGAACAGAGTCGGGAACTGGCGAAAAAGGTAAGGTTGAGTGCTTACCTCTTGCGAAACTATCAATTTGGGAATCGGCGTCGGCGATTGCGCGGGTCACTGTCACAACGTTGACAGTGATCCCGCTCGTATCGTCGGTTAATTGTGCAAGAAAAACTCCTGGGAGTCGTTCCTCGACATCTGATTGTGAACTATACGCCATTGGTTCATATTAAGTCAGAATTGTGTCAACCCAAGCATATCCGAGTTGAGAGGCGATTATCTGAATGTCAGTATCTTCGCGACACTCATAAACCCACTGGTCTTCGGCCTCTTCGCGGAATACGCGATTTAAGCGTCCGCCTCCGCCCTGTTGCTTGACCCTGAACTGTCCGCCGGCTGTTGGAACTTTTAAGCCCATTGTTTGGGGTGTGTAACATAAGAAAGCCGATCCCTTTGTGGCTGTCTTTTCCCAAACGTATTTTGCGGTCATGGTATCGGTTTTCTCTTCTTTTGCGGTGTTGGTTATAGCCCCACCAACAAGAACGTTTAGGCCCAATAATGAACCGAGCAGATCAGCAGTGACAACGTTTTTCATTGTATACTTGATTTTGTCGGCAACGTCGGGGTTCTGTTTCAGATCTTCCATAGTCCGATAGTCCAAGACTAAAGTGTTTGGAGTCATTCCGGTTTCGCTCTGAATCTTTATTATACCGGCTGTTATGTCAGTAAAGAAAGTATTCGTTCCACTGGCTACGGTGTGCGCCCACTGTCCCGCGACATCTTCTCCGCCGGCGTTTCCATCGGCCCAAGTTGCAGCTTGGATAATTTCGGCGATCCGAACTTCTTTGCGAAGGTCGATTTTATCAGCGCAATACTCGATTGCATCCTGTTGAGAATTTACAGGGGGAGCGCCGACCATTCCCTGACTTTCAATGTCTTCGCGGGTAACGGCCTTGGCGAAGGCATACTGTAAAGTCTGAATTGAAACGCTTGTCAGTTTGTAGTCGCCTCGTTTGGCTTTTGAGCCAGGAGCACGCAAAGCTGCCTCGTCACGGAACCAATCCCCGCGAAAATACTTTGTGTATTTTGCTTTGTGGGAAATGTTGTCTTTAATCGGGAAAATCTTATCCGCGATATAAGACGAATTTTTAAACCGTGTACTCGCATCTTGCAAGGGGCCGGCGATTATTTCACTTCTAATATCTGGTGTGGGCATTTTCAAGTCCTCCGTTAAATTTTTAAATTTGGTTTATGCGTCTACTGTCTGAGAGCTGAGTAATACTTCACCGAGATCGTCCTCGACTCCGCCCTGCAAAAGAAGGCCGGCGGGTTCTGCTGTTGATGCCGCTGCGATTGCTTTTCCGGTTGCGGCTTCGGTTGATACCTTTGCGCCGGCGGCCAGAGTTGCGCCCAAAACGATTTTAGAAGTTCCGCCCGATCCCATTGGAACGATTAAAGCCTCTTCGCCGATTCCTGGGGTATTTTGTACAACCCCAACTATGGGAGCGGTGATCGCTGCCGGTGAGATTGCTTTCCCGTCACTGTCTAGGGAAATATAAGTGTACTGTAAAGACGAAAGATCTTCGGCAGCTTCTAAAGTGATAGGATTCGCGGGGTTACAAGTAGTCATTTTCTAGACCTCCATTAAATTGTTAAAAACCGTTTATTTGTTATAAAGTTTTGTTAGTTCTGGATTTTCGTCCTGAGCTTTTTTGAAACATTCGCTATAAGACATATTTGGATTGGCTTTTTCGATTTCTACGGTCTTGGCTGCGAGTTGGTCACCGGCTCCGGTCTTGGTGGCTCCGTCTTTTATCTGCTCGCCGAAGTCGATTTTCTTTTCTCCGCTCGAAAGCTGATTTTTGAAAATGTCCAGAGCGGTCAACTTTTTCGTTTCGCCGTTTTCGGAAAACTCCATTTCCTCGGAATCATTCAAACCTTTCAAGGTTTTAATATACCCGTCTTTGTGAGCGGGTAAAATCCGACCGGCTTCGATCTGCTCGTCCACGAAATCGGAAAACTCTTTGGTCTTTGCGGTTTCGCTCGCTTCGGTGATCTTGGCATCGGCGTCGTCGGCGCGTTTGGTTTCGGCTGTTAGCTTTTCGCTAAACTCTTTTTTCTCAGCTTCGTGAGAAGCTTCTTTTTCTGCGAAGTTGGCTTCGTTTTCTGCGATAGTGCCTTCCAAGCTTGAAACTTTCTTTTCGAGTTCTTCGACTGTTGCCATTTCTTGATCCTCCGTTAATTTTTCATTAAATAAATGTTTGACTATATCCTTGATAACCTTTTTTAATTTGCTTTCGTCGGCCTCGGTTTCTGCGAAGTCGAAAGCTGTAAATTCATCTGTCGCCGAAAATGCGAAATCGGCCAAACCTTTTACGGCCGGCGCGGAAGCCCCTAAAAACGCGATATGTCTTAAACTCATGTCGGGCCTTAAGGCAATCGAGCGATTTTTAAACATCTTGTTTTTAAGCATTGTTCCGAACTCGTCCACGACGTCGGACATTTCAGCGACCAGAGTGTCGCCTTTCCTGAAAACCTTCTTAAACCATGCAAAAGCCGGCGCGGTGTCGCTCTCTGGATGTCCTATTGTGGCGGGTACTGCGTCGCCTTTTTCAAACTGAGAAACAATCTTATCTAGATCGTTTTCTGTCCATTTTTTAGTATTTCCCGCACTATCGGTTTGGTGTCCGCATTTAAAAACTTCCATTTGTACTGATTTTGGCATATTTTCAATTTAAACACTAACGACAACAAAAATCTACTGACAAAGTGTTAGAGGTTGTCAGTTTTACAATTTATATTATGAAATAACGATATAATCACTATAGAGGTATTATGAGTAAAACACGATTAGATTGGGACGAAAACCACAAGCTGATAACTGAAACCTATATGAAGTTATCAAAGAAAAAGAGCAAACGGCCATCGCTCGCCGAAGTGTCAAAAGTAACCGGCTTTTCAATCCGGACGATTCACCTTCACTTAAAAGAGTTGGCCGAAATGAGTTTCGAGGAACGTTTCAGGGATTTGAAGTTAATGTCTGACTCTCTTTTAATATCAATGCACAAATACGGCGCAACCGGAAGGGCTAGTTGTGCGAAACTGTTCTTTCAAATGGTCGACGGTTTCACCGAGAAAACAGATCATAAAATCAAGTTCGACGAGTTGTCATTAATGAGTAAAAAAGAACTTGAGGCGAAACTCAACGAGTATACAATCCCAAAGCGAGAGAAAAAGAAAAAGCCTAAAACGAAAAAGAAGGCCGTAAAAAATGCAAAAAAGTCAAAGTGAACAATCATTAATTGACCGGATCAAACTCCAAAGGGAATTGACTCGGCGCGATTGTGTCGAGTCTTTCTATAATTTTTTTCAATATTTTTGGGGCGCAATCGTTCCCGAAAGCCTTGTCGATAATTGGCATATCCGTTATTTATGCGCCGAACTGCAATTAATAGGCGAGCAGATTATCCGGCGTGAAATATCGGAGTATGATTTGATAATCAATATTCCGCCAGGAACCACGAAAAGCACTATCACTACGGTTATGTTTCCGGCTTGGTTGTGGCTACGGGATTCGACTTTGCGAGTCATATCCGGATCATACTCCGCCGAAATTGCTATCGATCACGCGGTCAAAAGTCGCCATTTACTGAAATCTTTTAAATTTCAAGAACTTTATGGTGATTTAATCGCATTTTCTCCGGATCAAGACAACAAAAGCTATTACCAGAATACCGCCGGCGGAACGAGATCGGCCTGTGGTGTAGGGGGGGCCATAACCGGAAAGCATGGTCATATTATCATAATCGACGATCCTATAAACCCGAAACAATCCAATTCTGAAGCGTACCGGAAAACGGCTAACGATTGGATGAAAAATACGCTATCAACTCGTAAAGTAGACAAGGCGAAGACGCCAACGATCTTAATAATGCAACGGCTCCACGAAGATGATCCGACCGGAAACAGGCTCCAAAAGGGCCGTGTAAAACATATCTGTCTACCTTCCGAGGTTTCAGAGTTGGACAATATAAGTCCGCCAGAGCTTGAGCAATACTATATCGACGGGTTACTCGATACCGTCCGAATGAGTCACGACGTTTTAACCAATGAGCGCGAGCAGTTAGGATCGGCGGAGTACGCCGGCCAATATTTACAAAGCCCCACGGCTGCCGAAGGTAATTTATTTAAACGAGATTGGTTCCAATATTACGGCGAACTACCGAAAGGACGACCGCAAAGAGTTGTCAACTCCTGGGATACTGCTTTTAAAAAAGGGGAAGAAAACGATTTTTCCGCTTGCACCACTTGGTTCGAGTATGAAAACGGCTTTTATCTGGTCGATATGTTTCAGGATAAACTAGAATTTCCCGATTTAAAGCGTCAAATACCGATCCAATCGTTAAAATGGCGCGCTCATTATAATTTAATCGAAGATAAGGCGAGCGGACAAAGTTTAATACAGGAATTGCGGTTAAAAGGCAAAATAACCATAATAGCGGTACAAGTTGACAAAGATAAAATAGCCAGAGCCAAAATGTCGACTCCGGCAATTGAGGCGAAAAAAGTTTTTTTACCCGAAGCCGGTTGGATAAATATATTCTTAGATCAAATGTGCGGTTTTCCAAACACCAAAAACGACGACATTGTCGACACGGTTTCCCAATTTTTGAATTGGGCGCGGGAAAATCCTTTCGATACTCCGCGAGCGGTTGGTCGTGGTCGTCGCCAAACAAACAATTTATTAAGGGGAAATAGCTATGACGCAGCGAAATTCTAAAGGCCAATTCATTAAAAATCAGTTTAAAGCCTCAAACGAAGCTACTCGAAGCCGGCGATCACGGTCAAAAGGTGACTTTCCAACCGAAGCGGAGATCGCAAGCCGTCAAAACTCTATGGATTGGGGCGGGTATCTTGAATATTTGCCGAACCCGGATCAAGTCCTCTTGAACATCGGTCGCGATATGTCCGTTTATGCTGATATTCGCCACGATCCCCACTTGACCGCCGTAATTTCGAGCAGAAAATCCGGTGTAAAATCTATGTTATGGGAGATTGATCGGGGAAAATCTATGTCCCGTCACGCGAAAGCCGTTTCGGCTGTATTCGGTAAATTAGACGTTTATCGCATAATCAATGACATTCTCGATTACTTTTTAACCGGTTTGGCTCCGGTCGAAGTTATGTGGGATCGTCCAAACGAGGCCGGTTTAATCCTTCCCTTTGAAGTAATGGGAAAACCTCCTGAATGGTTTATGTATGATGGAAATAACGTTTTAAAGTTCCGCTCTATATCCGCCGGACTAGCCGGTGAGGACATTTCAAACCGGAAAATAATAAATCCAAGGCACAACCCGACGTATAAAAATCCCTACGGGGAAAGCCTTCTCTCGACGGTTTATTGGCCGATTATCTTTAAATTTGGCGGTCTTAAATTCTGGATGAAATTTACGGAAAAGTTCGGACAACCTTTCGCTATTGGTAAGGCTCCACGATCCGCCGGCATAACCGAGTTTAATAATCTGGCTACCTTGCTTGAGGATCTTCTCCAGGATTCGGTTGCGGCCATTCCTGACGACTCAAGCGTCGAATTTCTCGAAGCCTCCGGCAAAAAAGCAAGCTCGGACATTTATTTGGATCTGCTGAATTTCTGTAATGCGGAAATCTCGAAAGCTATTCTCGGTCACGGTTCCGCTGCCGATTCCACTCCTGGCAAGCTTGGCGGAGAAGATGCTCAATTAAGCGTCCGGCAAGATATAATCGAAGAGGACAAAAGGATTGTCGAAAGTTGCATGAACGAGCTTATAAAATGGATTATGGAAGTCAATTTCGGTGTTGCGGAGTCTATACCCGTTTTTTCTCTCCACAAAGAGCAAGACATCGAAAAGGATAGAGCGGAGCGCGATAAAATGCTAACCGATACCGGTCAAATACAATTGACTCAACAATATGTCGATTCTGCTTACGGTTTCGAGAAAGACGACATAATCGTCAAGGCGGCAGCGACGCAAGAGATTGCCGAAACTGTGATTCCTGAGAAAGCGAAAGCCAACTTTGCGGAGCAAATTTCGACATTCAAGGATCAAGCTGTTATAGACGAAATGTTGAGATCAATCAGTCCCGAAGAACTGAGAAAACAGGCTGATTTCGTAAAGCCGATTTTTGACCTTTTCGACAAATCGCAAAACTATTCCGAAGCGATGGAAGGATTAATCGACGTTTTTGGTGAGGTTGATCCCGAAGCACTTTCAAAGGTTTTAGAGAGGGCCGTTTTTATATCCGACATTTGGGGAAGACTGCAAGAAAATAAAGCCTAATAACCATCAAATGACCATCAAACAACCGTCAAACAATGCCCGAATTTAATAAAAACATTCTCGCGACCGCTCTCGGAATGGAGCCCGCCGACGCCATTAATTATATGGAATCCAAAGGTTTCAAAATAACTTGGGATTGGACAGAAACGTTAAACGAAGCCAATAACAAGGTTTTCCAAGTCGCAAAGTCTATGCGAATGGACGTTTTACAGGATATCCGATCCGAAGTCCAAAAAGCCATTGATAAGGGAATCCCGTTTAATAAATTCCGTGAAAACCTCGAACCGACTTTAGTTAAAAAAGGTTGGTGGGGAAAAAAGACGATCGTCGGGCCTCGCGGAGTTCAAACGGTTCAACTCGGATCACCGCATCGCCTGAAAACAATCTATTCGACAAACGTTCAAAGCGCGTACAATGCCGGACGCTGGAAAGGTCAAGAGGCAAACAAAGAGCGACGTCCTTATTTAATGCTTATCGAGTTTCTTGACAAGGCTGCCAGAGTGACGCACAAGTCGAGGTCGGGATCTATAGCTCCGGTTGACTCTCGGTTTTGGCAAGGGCCGGCGTCTTGGTATCCTCCAAACGGTTTCGGTTGTCGTGGTCGCGTTCGTTCGTTGACCGAAGAACAGGCAAAAGCTCGCGGAATTGGTTTAAAAGGTTTTGGCCGTCCCGATCCTGGCTTCGGTGGCAATCCTGGGATTACTATTTGGAAACCTAAAAAAGCCGATTATGACAAAGATATTTGGGAAAAAGGCGAGCAATTGGCTCCTCCGGCCCCAATTTCTCCGGAAACATTCAAACCGGCTAAAACGATTAAGGAAGCTAATTCAAGGTTATCAAAAGTTAGTGATCATGTAGGAATAAACGAAAATTTATCAATTACCAATGAAATTTTGTCCGCTCTCGAAGAAAATTTAAAACCAATAGGGATAAAATTAAAATCACTAGAATATATAAGAAAAAACGCTAGACAATTAGGCAAGGCGGGAGCGACAAAGTTACAATTACAAAAAACTTTTTTAAAGCAACCAGAGCAAAGAACAAAAAAAATCGTTGTTGAATTTGAAAACAGAAAAAAAAGAGAATTAATAAACATTGAAAAAGGATTATTAGACGACAGACCAGAGCCATTAAAGGATATTTTAAGAAAGAAAAAACTTAATATTTTAAACTCTAAAACTCCGTTTTCTTTCGCAACAACAAAAAGAAAAATATACGCAGTAGCAAAGCATGAATCATATCATACCATATTTTTTGAAAAAGACTTAAAAGATAAATTTCTTAATAATATAAAAGGTATTCCAATAAATAAATGGTTTTCGGTTTCAGAATACGCAGGATCAAATTTATCAGAATTGTTTGCTGAATTAGGCACTCAAATAAGTTTAGGAAATAAGATCCCTAACGATTTAAAAACCGCATTTCTAAAAACAATGAAAGGTATATAATGGAATCGGATCAGTGTATTATTTGTAATAATTATCAAATGTCACAAACTTGTAAGGCTTATAACAAAATCCCCTTTGAAATATTTTCCGGTGAACATGATCACCGTAAACCCTTTCCAGGTGACAACGGGATCCGCTTCGAGGAAAAAAAGAAATGAAAATCGTCGCAAAAGTAGACTCAAGCGAAGTTGACGATCTACTCGACGAATTAAAACGTCGCGGTTCCAATTTAAAGCCGGCTTTGCGCTCTATTGAACAGGCTATTTTATCCGGTATCGAAGATATTTTCGAGAAAGAAGGCGATCCAAAATGGAAGAAACTATCGAAAGTTACCAAAAGAGCAAAAGAAAAAGCCGGTCGTGACAATACGAAAATTCTCACTTTTAGCGGAGCTTTGGCAACTTCTATCCAACAAGGCGGGGAAATCGTCGGAAATAACGTCTACGTCGGAACTAATGTCGAGTATGCGCCTTATCACCAGGAGGGCCGAAAGCAACGAGTCACGCCAAAACAAAGGCAATGGCTCGGAAAGAATCTCGGATTATGGAAGAAAGTCGGATCTGAAATAAAGCTACCAAAACGGGAATTTTTAACAATTACCCAGGAAGCCGAAAACGAAGCCGTAGACATTTTAAACGATCATTTACTCAAGGGATTATGAAAGCACTTCTCGACAAAATGGAGATCGACGATCTTCCAAATGAAGGCTTGAAACTAATCGCCGAAAAACTCGGAATGTCATTAGTAAAAGAACTGGTTTTAAAGTGTGGCGGAACCGTTGTTTATATCCCGAAAACATTTAATAAAATATATTGCCGTCGTTATATCCTCAAAAATTGGACAGGCTCAAACGTTCCTGTTTTGGCTGCCGACTTGGGAATTACTGAGCGGACAGTGTACCGACATCTTGATTCAAAAATAATCGCCAAAGCTCGGTCGTAGTCAGTCTAATATTATGCTTTAAAGTCCACGGTCTTTTATTCCACAACCTTTTTAATTGTCGCTTCAATCGTTTATGTGTTACTGGATTTTTCAAAGTTGAATTGATCCGAGTCGCTTCTTTTGACAATAATGTCGAGTTTCTTCCGTTCATGGTTTTAGCCTTTCTTTTTGTTTGTGGATTCTGTAAAGTTGCATTTCTAGTTCGCTCTCCTGGCCTTCTGAAACGATTGATTTAACGTCCTTACCATCATAAAGGATATTATTTATATAAATCAATTCGTCGACATAATCATAATAAATGTCAACGACGACCATTTCGCCGTCGAGAATAATTCCGGCTCTTTTACTCTGGTTTTTTAGGTTCATTGTGATCCCTTTCAAAAATCTTTCTGTATTCGCAATCCGTTATCGCTTTCGCCCCGCACTTTTTCGAGGCGTTTTTGTTACATAGCGGATAAGCTACACAATAAATATTTTCACACTTGATCGCCATTGTCGCCCATAATTTCGCTTTTCATTTCAGCCATATCCATAATGGCGCGGTTTATTGGCGTCAAAGGTGATTTCAACTCGTTTACGTCGGTTGAAACGTAACTCTTATGTGGCGTCAATTTGTGTCGTCGGGCCATATCTCGCACACAATAAAGGAAAACAGGCAAGAGATCCGGCTCGATTGCAAACTCGACGTTTTTCTCTCCGTAAACAATCATATAAATATAAAAGCCTAAAACTGTTGTTCCTTTATAGCGGATCTCAGTGTCGCGACCTTTCAAAAGGCTGTTGACGTCCTCGGTCATGTCTGGGATCTTGTCTTTTCCCATATCGAGAAAACCGTCTACAATGCCGGAAAATATGTCAAAAGTTCCTTTGCTTAAAACGATGCTTTCTACGTCGTCGGCTGCAAGATAAATTTTGACGCCGTTAAAATCTCCTAGCAATTGTCCGGCCTTTGTTTCTGGCTTTTTTATGTTCTGGTTTATTCTCATTATGGAACCTGAATAATTGGTTTTTGTTGCGTGACCTTGACGTCGTCGGCCTTTAAAACCGCACTCCTGGCAACCATTCCAGAGAGAGCCGCGCCTTCAAGACCGTTGACATTGTACGTCTGGAATAGTGTTATTATTTCTTTAAAAACCGTTTCTACCTTTTTTCCGTCTATCATAATTTACCTTTCTAAGTGTTTAAGTGACCGCATAACCCAACCGCGAAGATATTTGTATTTAACCGGTTTATAACTACATCTGTCGAAATATTCTTTAATTCTATAAGCAATAAAATCATTTGGTATAATTGAATACTCCTGGACTTTGTTGTTTATGAGTTTTAGGCTCGCGGGGCCGATTATTCCGTCAATTTTAATTCTGTTTTCTGCTTTCGTCCAAGCGTTTACGAGTTCTTGTAAAGACCTCGCCGCCGGTTTCTTTCCTACATTGACCGCATAATCAAAAACCGACTCGGCGAGAGATTGGTTTAAAATCTGCTCGCATTTTAGAGGTTTCCAAAAATATTTTAAATAAAAATTTTGCACCAAATTAGAAAGTGAAAGGCTTTTGAATTTATAATTATTTTGAACACCTTCTTTAAACTGGTTCCTTTTAAATGAGTCTATGTGTTCCCATCCGTTCCAATTAGGCCAAAACTTGCGCGATATCCCGCAATAACTTTCGCGGCCAATATCATCCGGATCATTACTATAACCACCTTCGGAAGCTAGAACCTTCTTAATAGCTTTGTTAAAATCTGCCAAAATATCCCCTTTGTTAAATGTGTTTCCAATTTTTTCTTGCTTTTATAAGATGTATAGCTGACGGATGAACGTCGTATATACCAGACAACTCTTTTTGTGTTAAACTCGACGCTCTAATATTTAAAACTTGGGTTTCTGTTAGTTTAGATCGGCCTTGAAGTTCTCCCTTTGGTGGCCGATTCCGCCCTTTGTTTTCTCTATCGTCAACATTGTCTTGGTGTGTCCCTAAAAATAAATGGTCGGTATTGCAACATTTTGGATTGTCGCAATGATGACAGACAAAAAGACCGGACGGAATATTGACCAAACCAAACGCCACTCTATGAGCTTTTTCAAGTTTGCCATTAACTCTTATTAGTCCATAACCTCCCGTCCCTAAAGAACCTTGCCATTCTAAACAATTATTTTTTTTGTTTAACTTCAATCGTTCTGTTAATCGTTCGGAAGTGCTTTTTAAATCTAACCGGCCGCGAAGCCTCATTCTTTCATAATGCAAACCACAATACTTTGAACCTTTTTTTTGTCTATCGCATTTTTCAACAATACAAACTTTCATTATTTCCCCGCACTTTAAAGGCGTTGTGTAAAAGTGCGAGCAAATACACAACTTTAACGAACTGGCCGACCTTTTAAAAATTATCTCCGCACTTTACCAGAGTATACAATTTAATTGTTATCAATTCAATAAATCTTTTTGTTAAAAAGCCGACGCGGGTTTGGTAACTAATCAAAATTAAAACTAACCATTCAAATTTAAGGTTAATTTATCCGCGCCGACCTTCTTTAAATTTCATTTTATTGATTTTCTTCAAAAGTTTAATATATGGATCCGCCTTTTCTGGCTGGTCTGAAATCTTATATTTGAGTCCCGTATATCCGAGAGCGTCCACAATTAGCGGGTTGAAAAGTATTTCTTTGTATTCGTTCATAAAAAACTTACCTGCTTAGTCTCTTCTGTAAATCGTTTTTTCATAGCGTCGAAATAATCTTTATCAATTTCACAACCGACGAAATCGACCCCGAAATAATGAGCGGCAATTGCGGACGATCCCGATCCTAAATGGGTGTCAAGAATCTTCTGTCCTGGTTTAGCGTAGTTTTCTAACAACCAACGATATAGTTTGATTGGTTTTTGGCATGGGTGAATAGTTGTTTCACAGCGATTTAATGAATACCATTCACAATCTACTATTGAAACTTTCACACCTTTTGAATAAGATGCTATTTCACAATCACTATAATTTGGGTGTTTTGTCCTTTTATACCAGACTATTGCACCATTATCGCCCTCAAAACAATTATAATAATTAGCACCCCAAATGATACGATCTTTTGATATTCTGGATAATTCTTTGAAATATTTATTTTGTGGTATCTCATCATTCCACTTTATATTACCAAATACCCCTCTAGTAACCCCCCTTAGTTTATTCTCTGATTTGTTAGAAAAATCCCCAATCCCATAAGGAGGGTCAACAATAGCCAAATCAAAGTAATTATTTTCATATTTGGACATAACCTTCATACAATTTTCATTTAATAGCTTAATCATATCGGTATTGGATCCTTTTCTCTCGGTTTAAATTGTTTAATTGTTTCCGGCCATTGACAGTGATCCGTTTCTTTCTTTACGTTCTTGACCTGTAGTTTTGAACAGTCCGGAAAGTTGGCACATTGACCGCATTGAGTTTTTGGTTTCTTTTTCATTAATTGTCTGATTCTTCTTTGAATAATTTTGTGATTTCGTTTTTTTCTGAATTAAAACGACAATGATACCCTTTGGTTTTTGGGTAAAGATCCTTAATTAATTTAAATAGGACATCATTACGATATCTCAATTGTGATGACATTTCCGAAACTCCGGCCTTGGCATCATTAACCGACTCAAAGCAATCAGTGATCGCCTTTATATGCTTTTTATTTGATAATTTTATTATTTCCATTTTTTTACCTTTCTGTTGATTTTTATTTGTTTTATTCTGTTTATCCGTCCACATTTAAAAATATATTGCCTTCGTATCCCCAAAATTTGCGAGCGTTTACACTCCAAACATGACAGTCCTGTTTAAGTAGCGCGTCCATAAAGCCCTTAATCAGATTGTCAATATCTGGTGTTTGTTGGTGTGGCTGTCCTTCCATCTCTCTTTTTTTCTTCTTTGACCAGGATTTCGGCATTGACAAATAGAAATCAATGGTCAACTCGTTAAAGGCACTTTTAAGCCCGAATGAGAGCAGTTTATTCGCGTATGCCCGATAGTCCACAACGATCGGTCTTTGCATCCATTTATCTTGTTTGGTCATTCTGGGCTTGGCTTTTGGCTCTATTACTAAAGTTCTAAACATTTGTTAAACTCTTTTGATGTTTGTTTATCATATTTTCAACCTTTCTACAAGCTCGGAAATCAGCCTTTCATATTCTTCGGCGTCCTTTGCTTTCTTGGCTATAATCGCTTTAAAACGTTCGTATTCTTGGATATTCGGCATATTCGGCCCTTTTTTTTAGGTGTGAACTACTACCGGAAAAGCCTGGAATTGTGATCCCAGACTCGACCATTGAGTCAATGCAATTTTTTTTTGTTTGGTTTGGTACTTCGACCGGCGACTTTCCCTCATCTTCCGACCAGTTGTATTTCTCGCGAATCCGCAAACAACGCTCCGCCATATTCATTTCGCTTTCTGTCCATAATTGCCCCAAATGGCTTTTATTATAAAGATGTTTCTCCTGTTGCAAGATCCACACCTTCAAATCTGCCGGAAGCCGGCCTAAACCTGAATGTAACATCTCCACATTTTCCATATCTTCGATCCTTTATTTTTGCAATTCTGAAATTGGTTAAATTATCCGTTCCGGCTTTGTCGGCCCACTGGCGAGAAACGATAAAACCATTATCGATCATATTGTACCAATGAGAAGAGTCCGAAACGTCGTATAATGAAATTGAACAATTTTTCCCATTAGCCAACTTTTTAGGTTTGGCCGGATGAGCTACGATCCAAAATGAAATCCCCTTTTCCCTTGCGAACATTTGAATACGGGTTAAGGCGGCCCCTATAAAATCAGTATTGCTTATACCTTTTGGTTTATTGCTTTCAAGTTTGTTCCAGGGATCGATAATTGCCATATCTATTTTGTTCTCCATGCACTCGTCGAAAATGGTGTTCAAAACCTTGTCAACGGTTCCGATATTCATGTGACAGTCGGCAAAAACAAAACGCTCTTTTAAGACCTTTTCCCATTTGTCGAGGTCTTTTTGTGTCATAATTTCATAACTGTTATAATCACCAGAAAAAGGTTTATTTGCGAGTTTTTCGCAAAGCTTTTGCAAATGAAACTCCGCCGGATAATTCTCAGGACTATAAACGAAAACTTTCCATTTATATTTTTTCATCATGTTTATAGCTAACGAATCGAGGATTTCGCTTTTACCGCTTCCAGGGCTGCCGGTTACGAGATTTAATTGCCCAATCGGCGGAAATTTGAAATAAGGATCTAGAACTGGCCAACCGGTTGTTAACCCTTCCGGCAATCCGTTTGCTAAAATGTCCTTCACCTTTGACATAGCTTTTCCGACGTCTAACAAGGTCAAGGTGTTATTCATTCTCTCGCCTATTTTTTCCGCTTCATTCACAAGGTACCCCACCGACTCCGCTATTGTTGTTTATTGGCTTTTGAAAATTATTTTTATCCCACCGATTTAACCTTCTTTTTAAATCCCAGGTTTTTTCCATTTCAAACCGCATTTTTTTTCCGTTTGATTCCGACCAATAACTATAAAATGAGCGCAACATTTCAATATCATGCGTTTCTTTAAAAGGTGTAATTGATTGTTTGAAAGCGTCCTCGCGCCCTTCAATACTTTTCTTTCCTTTACTTTCCTTTACTTTACTTTGTGTATTAATGGGTGCAACCTTCCGACGGAAATCGAGTTTCTTCCCGAAGTTATCGTGTAAAAGGGTGAATAAACTCTCTAAACTCACACAATTACTTTTTCTCTTTGAATATGCGTCTTCTATTGATTTTACGAATTTTTCGTCAAAAACAATGCGCTCAAACTCCCATAAATAACGATTAAATACTTTTAACCTCATTAAGTCGGTAATTACCTCAATTAACTGCGTTTCCGTAGTCATTAACTCAGTTGATAACAACATTAACTCGGTTTCCTCTGATAAATCCAAGAAATGAAAATCTGCGTCGCCTAATTGTTCAATCAATTGATACCAAATCGCGTAACCGGCATGGCCATATTTTTGTTTCATAAAGCCCATTTTTTTTCCTTGGTGTACTGGGTGTGGAAAATAATCGACGTTATTTCTTTCGGGCCTTGACATAAAGCTCCAATCAAATAGGGATTCGGCGGTTTGGGTGAATTGCAGTAAACCCGCGCCTATATGTCCAGAGGACACCGATCCCTAAAAAGTAATCTTGTGTTCGATGCTGCAATTCATTTTAAATTAAAATAGTTAATACAATCCTGAGATCAAGCGTTTTTTAGTTTTTCTTTCTTTCGTACATATATGAAAATATGGCAAAAGCTGCCCATACAATAGACATTATAAGGTGATTGTTAGAGCTACAAACCACACTACATATAATTCCAAGTTGAGAGCTTTTCATTTTTCGCCTTTCAATTTTTCAAGCTCCGATTCCAGTTTCCCCACATAAGCGACGATCCTGTTTTTACGCTCTTCGATAAATCCTGTCACCCAAGGCGAAAGTATACTCATGTCGATCAATTCGTCTAATTCCTGGCTTATATCCATAATTTACCTTTCTTTGATTAAAGTATAATAACGAGTTTCTTATTTTACTTTCCCTCGATTCGTAAACCGCTTGAAAATGGTTCTCTTTTCGAGTTCCTCGCATAGAATGATCCTGCCATAGGCTGCCAGAGATATTTTCAATTCTTTAGCGTTGTTCGCTAGGTCTTTGTATTCGCCTTGTTCTAGTTGTGACGTAAAGCATTTTTTCATTGTGTACCTTTCTTTGAGTTTTTAAAAAAGCAAGAGCGGGTTAATAAATTAATATTCACCTAAAACCAGCGACGATTTTTTGCTCTTGCTTTCATTGTGAGTTTATAATTTGCTTTCCTATGTATTCGGCTATTTGTGGTACTAAAGCGTTCCCTAGACATTTAAGTCGGTGTGACCTATTGGGAACACAA